TTATAATTCCTTTATGTTTATTGTATAGTATCATCATTTATTTCCTTAATCTACAGCTTCTGCACCTGAAATGTTAATTGTCAAGCCTGTTGCACTGCCTTTAAATTGTAGAGTTTCTGACTCATTCATAATCTGAGTTCCCTTCCATTGGAACGTAGTATTCGCAGCTATACTAGATGCATTAAATAAAGCGTTTGCTGTCCCTGCAGTACCTTGGTTAGGCACTAAACTTAAAAATAAAGTAACTGCACTACCTGTAGTATTACATACGGTTATATCTTTTATATAAGTACGAGTACCAGAAGGGCAAGTATAGATAGCCAAGAAAGCTGTAGTGCTTGCTGCTTGAGCTAATCTTGTAGGTGTAATCTTTTGAAATGCCATTAGTTGTCCCCCAACCAATTCAATGTAGCTAGTGCATCTACACTTTCTTTTACTTCATTATTGTTACCATCTATTTGGTTAAAGTACAAACGCAATTGATTTACTAACTGTAGTTCTTGTCCTGCATCATACTCTGTTGGTGGGTTAGCTAAGTTAGGTCCTTTGGTTGATGGTATGTTTGATGCCATTAACCTCTCCTACCGTCTGTTCTAAAGTCTACTCGTGTAGTACCAAGTTGCCATTGTACACCCACATCTTCACTAGCTATCTTAAAGTTCATCTGTCTGCCTCTGGCTCTAACAAATACTTGATTGGTGTATTGGTCAACACTTGCAGTAGTTATTACATCTCTTGATAAAGTATTTCCTGTAACATCAGAAGTGCTTACTGCAGCTCCTGGGAAGTTTCTAACTCCTACAGTTACTTGAACTTCTGGTGTTAGTGCTACACCTTGTGCGGTTGCAGTATCAGAGTTAGTGAAGTTTACATCAGGTATGACTCTTTTAGTTAACACAAAACTATCGCCATCCTCTATGCCCATATCTGCTGATTCAATAAATGCATCAATAGCTGTTGGGTTATCACCAGGAGCAACTACGTTATCTTTGCCATCCTCATGTTTATATACATAGCCATTGAAAGTAGCGAGTGGGAACTTTATAGTCCCAGTATTAGCCCATGCAGTTCTAGTTAAGTTACCGTAATACCAAATCTTTTCTTCATAGTTATATATCACGTATCTGTCTATACTGTTAGAACCACTTGAACAATAGAACCAAATAATTTCGTTAAACTCACTATTGACACCTGCAAAATTTAAAAAGCCGTTTTCTTTGTTCATATCTTCAAACACGTATTGTTTTAAAGTACACGGCAGAGTATTAACTCTACCATCATAGGCGAAGAATTTATCTACTCCCATCCAGTAAACAACATTGTTAGCCTCAGCCACTACTTTAGGAGCAATAATATTTATACTGTCACTAATTTCTTGTATAGCAAATACTTCTTCTGTACCTAAAAATTGTAGTGTAGAAAGTGCAGTATCAGTAAAGATAAGAACCTCTTGTCTGGTTCTAAATCCAGTAATAATTTGTGAGCCTTGTTTTACTCGTATAAACCCTGCACTGTTAGTAAGCTCAGGTTTCCACTCTGTAGGTTGTGGTCCTGTAGTAGCATCAACATTTGCCCATCTTATAAGCATTGGGTCAAAAGTTCCTGAGTAAACTACTTTAATATAAGTTCCTGCTGGACTTGCACTGCCTCCTGGGTCATAGGCTAATGTATAAGTAAAGGTAGTACTTGATGGTACAGTTAATACTTGAAATTCACCTTGATAAGCTGATGGTGCTTGACCATCAAATTGAACCCAATCATACACACTTAGACCATGTCCTGAACCTGTAGTTACTGTTGCAGTTGTACCAGACCTAGTAATACTAGATATAGATTGTCCTGCTGTAGTGCTACGACCAAAAGAAGTACCACGTAAACATAGTAAGTGTCCACTTGAAGCAAACATTACTTTACCTACTTGTTCTGGGACTGCTCTTGAGCCAACTACAGTATTAAGTTTTACTGCACGATTAGTGATGTTAGCGTCATACTCAAAGAAAAATATGTCACTATCTTGAATATTATATATTACATCATTATTAAATTGGTCTTGGAATGTTATTCTAGGTGGTAAATCTACAGGAGTCTCACTTGCAGAACCCCAAGTACTTCTGTTCCATGCTCCTGCACTCCAACCATAACCGTATTGAGTAGTTGCGTTACCTACAGGAAATTGAAAAGCTGCAACTATACTTGTACCACCACCTGCAGCAACTGTAGAGGTAGCGGCGGCAGCTACAGTAATCTCAAATGTATTACTTGTAACATTAGCTATTTTAAATTCTTTATTTAAGTTAGCAGCTATTACTCCACCAACTGCAGCAGAACCACTAAAGGTTACGTAATCACCGTTTGAAGCACCATGACCTGTAATCGTTACCACAACCTTAGTAAACTCATCAGTAGTTTTAAAACAGTTATTTGTAGAAGAACTTGTAAAAGTAGTTCTTAACGGAGTTATATCATTAAGATCAGTTCCTTTAATAATATAGTTTTTTTCGTTAGTTGCTACACTAATCAACTCGTTACCGTCTGAAGTACCGTACTGTATCATACTACTAGCTGTACCAGCATAGGCAGTAAAGTTGATAGGAGTCCACCCACCTATTTTTTCAGGATAACCTTGTCTAAATCTTATTTTATCACAAGAATACCAACTGCCTTCAGAAGAGTAATTACTTCTGTCTCTGTTTATCCCTGGTTGAAATATAAGCTTTTTTAGTGCCATATTACTTTTCTCGTTTTAGTTCAAAATGAGGTCCATCTTTAAATGATTTCCACGAACCACCCCATACATAGGGGATATTAGTAAGTTTTGTTGCTTGACTAAAAGCAAGGTTAATTGTTTCATAATCTTCAAACTCCCAAGATACTGCACCATCTTTCCATGCATACACATCTACTGCATGTCCTGTAAGATGCCTTGAGTTCATAGTTTGGCTTTTACCTGTATCATACAATATCTGTTGTCTCTCTTTAGTACGCATTCCTTCTGATATACCAAAGTCAATAGTGGATAAATCAATAGCACTCTTGACTAATTCTTGTATATGTGGATGTACTTCTTCTAGTTTAGCTAGTGATTTCTTTGATAGTTTAAACATTATTTAGTAAATTTCCCTATTGATTTAAGCCCAAATGATGCACCAATACTAGCCATAACTGACCATTGTAACCAATCTGGGAATGTCCCTAAGAACTCAATACCTTTTGCAACGTGTGGTTGAAAGTATGGGATAAAGGAAAAGATTATTATAGCTATAAAAGTCAAGGTCCAAGCCTCGTCTTTCCACGAATCGTCAGAAGCCTTTGCCATAGTGGTTTCCCACTCAACTTTACCTTCTGCGACTTTCTTTTGTACTGCTACTTTAGCGTCAATCTCTGCGATCTTTAAATTACTTTTAGCTACAGACTGCTTGCTTTTGTTATCAAGATACTGTGTTGCTATTTTACTCACGCCCGAAAAAATAAGTCCAATCATATTTGCTCCTTTATGTTTTCATTATATATGCTAAAGAATAGTATGGTGGTAAGTTAGCATTTGTTCCACTAGAGCCTGCGTTTGCTATTGAAGTTGCTACACTAATTCCTGTTGTTACAGTAGAAGTTGATACCATATTAAAAGTACCAGTGCCACCAGCAGAAAAAATCTTTCCTGAAGCACTTCCAGAATCAGCAGCAGACGGGTTTGTTCCAGCTTCATCACTATAACGAAATACGTTAGAACTGTGTGCATGTCCAGGGTCAGTTACTGAAGAAGTTGCAGAGTGATTGTGAGTTGGTAATGTAGCATTTGCACTACCACCTGTTGCATCTACTGCATAAGTATCACCTGCTCCAACTACAAATCTATTTCTTAAATCAGGTGTTGAATTTGACCCATTACATATTACAAATCCAGTAGGAATATTATTAGTAGCACCTGACCATAACACTATCATTCCTGAAACAAACGCAGTACCCCATGTAGGAGTTGCTCCACTACCAGCCGATGTTAATACTTGCCCAGCTGAACCTGAAGCACCATCTACTGTTAAGTTTCCAGTAACAGCTAGTGTACCTGATGAGGTTACAGTCCCAGGTGAAGTAATACCTGCATTAAACTGAGCTTCTCCTGCGGCACTCATATCTAGTGTTAATGCTGTTATTGCACTACCACCATCATTACCATTAAAAATAATATCAGCGTCACTTGTGGTTTGGTGGATTGTAAAATTACCACCAGCAACATCTAACTCTGGGGTGGAGTCTAAATTAAATGTAAACCTTTCTGTGCCACCGTCTTTTAATCTAACTTGAGCACCATCAGCATCTAATATAATATCTCCTGCTACATCTAGTGTTAAGTCGCCTATTGTTGTAAGTGTATTACTATCAAGAGTCGTATTATCTACTGTTACTCCGCCGTCTGATTGTAAAGATGTTACAGCGGTAACTGCATCAACAACACTAGAACCGTTGTTGTATACCCACATAGTTTTACCTGCTGGTACTCCAATTCCTGAACCAGAAGGAGTCTTGACAGTGATAGTATCAGCTGTGCCATTATTAACTAAGTAATTCTTTTGTATCGCTGGAACAACTAAGTTTTGTGCTCCACCTGATGTACCTGTTAAATTAAGTCTTAGATGACGAGCTGACTGTGTTGCATTTGAGTTTGATAAAGTAAGAGTTATTGTGCCACTTGAAAAAGGAACATCAACAGTACCTACAATAGCTTCTTCCAAAGCTGTACCTAAATTAGTATTAGTAGTTGTACCCCAACTACCCGATTGTTCACCTGTACCTATTAATTCTACTTTTAAATCTGTATATGAGCTAGCCATTATTTTCTCCTATTAGCCTGATTCGCCTGCTAATGGAACACTTGTAACGTGAATTTTGGTATGTTGCTTTCCATTCCACGTGGCACCACAATCTGAGCAAGTACCTGATTCGTATTCTTCTGCATCCACATTCATGCCACAGTTAGAACACTCTAAATTTGTTTCGTATTTACACTGTATTGTACCACTATCTAATTTTTTTGCTTGTATTATCATGCTGCTATGTCCTTCCAATTTGGTGATTGGCTAGTATCTAAAGTAATCCAATTTGGTGATTGAGATGTACCTATATTAACCCAATTTGTTGTCTGGCTAGTATCTATATCTCCCCATACTAATGTAAATACATTTGTTTCACAAGTACCACTAACGCCTGTAACTGCTATGTTTGCTTTTGTAACTGTGGTAACTGTACCTACAGCACTTGTGCCAGCTACACCTATAACAGAAATATTATTGTTTGTTACTGTGGTAACTGAACCTAAAGCACTTGTACCAACTACACCCGTGACTGCTACGTTTGCATCAGCTGTTACTGATTCTGACCCTAGAGCCGTTGTTCCAACTACACCTGTAACTGCTACGTTTGCTTCTGCAACTGTGGTAACTGAACCTAAAGCACTTGTTCCAACTACACCTGTAACTGCTACGTTTGCATCAGCTGTTACTGATTCTGACCCTAAAGCACTTGTTCCAACTACACCCGTGACTGCTACGTTTGCTTCTGCAACTGTGGTTACTGAACCTAAAGCACTTGTACCAACTACACCTGTAACCGATACATCAATACTTGTGCTACCTAAAGCAGCAAAAGAGTCTTCAGCGAATGAGAATAAACCAAACGCCATATTAGTTTCCTAGTGGATTATCGTTAATAATATTAAAAACTTTACTTAATTCACGTTCTACCCAAGCTGATAATTTTTCTTCCGTACGCTTCATTTCAGCATCTAATTTATCTATGTTACCGTAGACTTCTTTTAGAGAGTCGTTATTGAATTGAGTTAAGCTTTCGTTTGTGGTTAATCTGTCGTTTAATGTACCTGTATCACTACCCGCTACTTTACCTTCCATAGCCACTAAACGTGTGCTTAGGTCTGACATCCACCATACGAACCCACCTGCTGTTGGAACTACTGATAAGACTATCGTAAGTATCACTGCTGGTGAAAGCACCAATGTCTTGTTCATATATCATCTCCTGTGTTAATACTACTGTTTCTTGAATTGTAATTGTTTGAGGAATCATTTGCAAATAGACCATACTAGTAATGCTTATTTGCCCCAAGGTATCAGCATTTGTACTAGGTTTTGTAACTTTGTCCACAGGTTCTTTATTAACCTTTGCAACAGATTTAACGACTGTTTTTTCTTTAGTCGTTTCTTTCTTTGTATTGGTTTTTTTGCTATTTTTTTTCTTACTACTACTTTTTTCTTCTTTGGTTTTTGATTCATTCTTACCTCCGTTTGATAAGTTGCTGTCATCATCTCCTTTACTCTCTGGCTCTGCCTCTTGTTCTGCGACTTGTTCTGGCTCATCAGTAGAATTCTCCTTAACATCCTGATCGTGCGTATCTTCCGTTGATAGTTCTTCAGGACTTTCTATTTCAGCCATTTCAGGTTCCATTTCTAATTCTAAAGGTTCTTCCATTTTTATTTCAGGCATCTCCCTAATTTCTTGGATTTCCTGTGTGGCCTCAATTTGTGGCGGTATGTCTGTTAATCTAATTTCTACAGTGGGTATATTTATAGGCATCTCTATTTGCATATTTACAGACATATCCATTTCCGTATTACCCATGTCCATATCCATGTTCATATTACCCATATCCATCTCCATGTCCATCTCTATATTACCCATGTCCATATCTGGAAGTTCTATATCTATCGTATGCATCGGTTGGTCTAATATTATGTCATTAGTAATAGAGGTATCTAAATTAAGACCCCCAATTATATTGTTAACCACTTCCTGAGCAATTACTTCCTGGACAGCCTGTTGTACTATATAGTCTTGATAAGTAACTAAGAGTTGATAATTGTCAGAAATAGGACCGAGCCAACTGCTACTATTGCCAGTATCAATACCCTGCAAACTAAAAGTAATAGAAGTCTCACCTGTTAAAAAGGTATCATTAATAATAGATTTGGTAGCTGTGTGAGCAGTCCATCCGTCTTCATACGGAACTGTAAACACGTTGTTTGATATTTCAACTGCACCATTATTTTCCGTCTGTAATGTTATGTTAGTTACTATAGTGTCATGGTTTTTTTTAGTACAATGCCCGTAGTCATTATTACCACAACCGTATCCATTTAACTTAATTGTTAAACCTGTAATCTGCTTACCTGTTTCTAGAGCATTTAAATTTACGGATTGTGTGATGGTGCTGGTCTGGCCTTTAAATCTTACAGTAGGCGTATTGCCTGCATTGCTATAGCTGTTAGCATCACGCTTAACATTAGAATCAGATAGTATCCATCCATTAGTGTTCTCGTCAAATGTACCGTTAGTTAGTAGGTTGTCCGAAGTAGTCGTCTCGGCTCGGCTTACTAACATTGATAGGCAAGACACTAGAAAGGTCCACAATATTATTTTTGTCATCTATTATTCCTAATTCTATATATTTATCTTTTGCTGCTTTACCCACTAGTCCATCTATCGGACAAGGGCTTCCTGCTGCTAGCATGGCTGTAAAAACTCTAGGGTCTTGACATAAGATACTCGTAGCTGATACCTTAAGCCCAAGTTGAGCAAGGCTACGAGAAAGTTTAATTCTCTCACACACTTTGTCTCGTACGTGAATACCAGCTGATGCATTAAACAATGAAGTACCTATCGCACCACTTCTTACTACAATACAAACATCGTTACCACTACCAATAGATAAACCAGGGCTCATGGCTGTAGATGGAGGTTGATTCTTATAATTAATATTTGACGTAGAATCTGCTGCTATTACTGTAGTTACACATATTAAAGCTATTAATGTACTTAGTACTATTCTCATATATTAACCAATACCAAAAATTAAAACAGTACCTGTAAGTGTACCGTTGTTAGCAAAGATTTTCATAAATTTAACAACACCTGTGGTTTGACTTCTAAAAGCAACCTCATATCTATAACTATGATTATCACCATCATGACCATAGGTGGTCATACCATAACCACCGTACGATTTAGAGTTATCAGTAGTTAAATTAAACGCACTAACTTCAAAAAATAAATTATCAGTAGCATCATTACCCATGTTAGTTGCTAGGCGTAAGACATCATCTTGTGCAGACACCCCTTGACTAGTTCCGTCTTCAATTCGTTGGAAACGAAAATTTGATTCTAGACCACCATCTGCTGAAAAATTTGAGGTTGAAAATTGAATGTCTACTTCTTCAGCATCTGTACCAACAACACAATTATGACCAACTATCTTGTAATGGTTATAACCTAATGGGAATTGTATTACTGTTCCACCTGTACCATTAGAATTTAATGTTGTTGTAGATAATAATGTCTGACCAGTATAACCATGGATACTTGTAGATGAAACTACAGTACCAGTTTCTGCTGGTATCGTTAACGTATTAGTACCTGCTGCTGCTGGCACATCAACTGTTACTTGTCCTGAACTACTACCTTTAATTACTAATGACATTAGTCTGCCTCCGCTATTGTGTTACCGTCTATTGCTGCCCACTCTTGTACTGTTTGATAGTCTGTGTTGTCTGTTGCGTGTGGTACAAATGTATTAATATTTGTATTCCATACAACTTGATACGATAATAAAACACCATCGCCATCTTCTATTTTTTTTACTGAAACTATATTATCTTTATTCATTTATATCTCCGCACTTAATGCTAAAAATTGTCCAGCAGCATCTTGTTGTGAACGCCCATATATTGGCACACTAGCTGTTAAACTTGTAGAATTAACACCTAACCAACAGCCAAAAGTAGTTGAAGCTGCATCTGATATTGTTGGATTATCAATAGTTGTGTCTCCAGAAAATCTAGTATTAAATTTAAACCCACTTCCTCTAGCTGTTATAGACGGTGCTACTCGCATTGGTCTATCAAAAGGGACTTGCATACGAAATCTAGTCGTACCTTCTACCATACCATAGTGATTATTGCCTTGATTTTGATAGTACCTTTGACATCTAAAAAAATTATCAGCAAACGATTCATGTTGGAAGGGAGCTATGCTGTTAGCATCAAACTCGCCTACTTCTAGTTGTACGCCTGTAATAAATATATTATTGCTAGTATTGTCTGCACAATTTACTTGTCCTACAAATTGATTCGCATCATTGTAAGCAGCCCATGCCGTTGCTAATGTGCCTTCTGTATAATTACTTCCAGCAACTAAAGCAATCTCAACACCAAGACCAGCTCCAGTATCATTATCAATAACACCTGTGGTATCTCCAGGAATTGAACAAACTACTTTTTGGTATGTGTTAGCAGATGAGATTGTGTATGCTTTTGATACATGTCTAGCGTCATCATATTGATAAAAACTTAATACATGCGTTCCAGTCTTTGGACTTTTTATCCAAAAAGATAAAGTTAATTTTTCAGCGTTAGAACTACCATATTTTAATAGTTGCACATCTTGACCTTCAAAAATATATCTTACACTAAATACACTACCAGCATCTAAACTAGCTTTTGCTGTTGTGCAATCCCATTTCATGCTACTAGTAAAGCCTTGTCCTGTTGGTACATCTGTGCTTTTGGTCTGTGTCCAAGTACCAGCAGCACCCATAACATCTGAGAATCTATCTTGCACTTGCAATGTTGTGCCAGTAATACCTGTTTTACTAGTAGCCCTTTGAGTTACATTCATATCACCATTAATGATTAAAGGTTTAGCACTTTGTCTACTTAAGACTACTGTGTTATCTGATACTGTGCCATGTAATGTTAGTGCCATCGTTTACTCCTTTGGAAACTCTAATTTAATTGCGTCTATAGCATCTACCCAAGCTGTAGTTGAATTCTTTAAATCGTCATATCTCATCTCATCTTGATTTAGTAAGTCATACTTAGCTTTGCGTTTCCTGCTGTAATCTTTTGCATCATAGATATTTTGCAGTCTTGTTACTTCGTTAGTAATAGCTGTATCTGTTGGTTGCGTATCTTCATTATAATCTTTCCAACTAATAACATCACCTTCTGCTATACCAAAACTAGCATTAGGTGTTAAGCTCTGTATTGCTTCAAATTTTCCTATTGCCATACTATGCTCCTATTTCTACTGCTATTAATCGGCTGCTAGTTGCAGTTATTGTAGTGGCATTTCTTTTATTTATTACAAAAGCACCATTATTTATAATTCCAAAAATTCCATAAGTAATTTCTGAAGTAGTTGACGGTGCATCTAATAGTGTAGCACCTATTGGTACACCCTCGTTTCCCCCAGTATTATGTGAACCTGCTATTGTTGAGTTATTAGTTCCTCCCGTACCTACTTGTAAACTTGTAGAACCTCTTTTAATTAAAATAGAAGAATCTAAAGTTCCTGTATGCGACCAACAACCTATACTTAAAAATAATAATATCTTAGAACTACTAGCAGCAGGTGTAATTACACATCTAAGCTGGGTATACTCTGTGTTATTACTCTGAGAAATAGCTGTATTATCTGTTGCTTGAACAACTTGTAATACTTTACCACCAACAAATCCAGTAGCTGTACCGCTATTAGCAATCGTTGCTCCTGAGTCTATAGTTAAGGTAGTACCTGATTTAATATTTAAAGCATTTGAAGCAAATGAAATATCAGTATTACCATTAGATTGTAAGTCTATAGAACCACTTGTATCAGATGTAAGTTTTAAACCATTACTTGTATCTGCATTAATTTTACATGTCATAAGATCACCCATCTTTGTCCACTTGGGACGGTTACGGTTACACCACTTGCTATTGTTATTGGGCCTACACTCAAAGCATTTTTACCTGCTGTGATTGAATAGTTAGCCGTAATATCGTCAGCGTTCTCATATATCGCACCACCACTAAAGGCAGTTGCGTTCATTTGCATTACATCAGCACCACCGATTCTATAGTCTATTTTATCATCAGTATCAGAA